GGTCATACCTCCGCTTTTTTCCGCCGCTTGCATAGCCTTATAAAGAATCTCGTTATCGGTGATATTAGGCGTTCTGCTTTTGAAGATGAACCAACGGTAACCCTCATCAAGCATCAACCGATTCATCTTGTTATCAACGGGCTCCCGCTCGGGAGCAAACACTTGCTCATCCCCAACGCGCACGCTTTCCCGTGCGGTTGCTCGGGTATAGTCTTGCGCCCGCCCAACAAGCAAGGGGGGCAAACGGAAAGCTTGCCTTACCTTGTCTTGATTGTTGCCATCATACTTTTGATACAACTCATCCGAAACTTGCGCGTTTCGTAATTCCTTAACCTTGATTTTTGCCGCGGTAACTTGACCCGCAAACCTTTCATCCTCACTTGACTCCGCTTCAATGATGATGATTTTTGCAAAGTTGGGGTCCGATGAAACTTGACTTTCAATCAACTCGGTTAAGCGGGCAACGGTCGCATCGGTAAAGTTGCCGTTCTCAACCATCAAAAACATGCTTGGAACGTGGTTATTACTGAGGGTAAAAAAGTTGACTTCCTCAGAACGCCTTGACCCGATGATTGAAACATACCGGCCGATATACCGAGGAATCCCATAAACGGAACGCGCCGAGTAAATCTTAAAATGGATTATCTCGGTTGCTTCCCTGTCAATTGGAATACTTCCCGCTGTGACAACCTCCCCGGTCGTTTTGTCAATCGTGCGCGGGTCGCCAAATTCCTTGAACCAAACTTTCGGGGCTCCGGTTGAATCGACTTGCACGAAACGCCTAAAGCGTTTGCGCTTGTCGATTTGTTCAATCGCATACCCCTTATCCGGTCGAATCACTGAAACTTGGTAAGGCGTAACCGTATCATCAAGTTTACTCAATCGCATCAAATACGATTGAACGTGATTTATCTCAACAAGCTTTTTCTCGCTTGTCCGCACAACTTCAAAGTAACCGTTTCCGGTTAGCTCCAAATCGCGCCGCATCCGTTTCCGGGTTTCGGTAAAAGATGGGTCAACGCAAACAGTATCAAGCCAACCCTCAAGTTGGATAGATTCCAACTCAATAGCGGCTTGATTCTTTTCCTTTTCTTCCTCACGGATTTTGCGCGGTCGGTAAGTATGACCGAAACCGGCAACGTTGTTGACCATTGCGTCAACACATTCCCGCAAGATATTTGATTCTTCCTCTAGGACAACCAACCCCAATAAATCGAACGGGGGGCTAATCAATTGTTCGTGGGAATAAACATCCGTTTGCGGGTTGATGTTGCTCGTTTTACCATCCGCATCCCGTTGGATAACATTAGTGCGCCCCCGAGCATCAACACCATTAGGCTTGTCTTTTTTCTTTGCGGGAGCTTGCCGCTTTACTTGAATGACCTTGACGGTCATTTTCCGCTTTTCAATGCTCCCATCCTCCGCTTTAACCTCCGCTTCAAAAGGCGTTGAGGTAGTAACGGAGTTTCCATTTTCGATTACTGTTGTTTTATCATCGGGCATAGTATCAACCAACCTATCCCCCTCCCGGTCAACTAGGGGCTAACCGGGAGGGGGCTTGTTGTTGTTTTCGTGAGTTACCGCGGGCGCCCCTCTAAGCGGTCCCGCGGCTTACTCATACGCAACCCAATGAATGACCTCGGTTGCGGCGTTGACATCCGCATCCGCCCCGATGGTAAACCCGCGGGAAGGGTCCGCACCGTCATCAAGCTCCAATTGCTCAACCAAGGTGATACCATCCGAGGTAATGTAACTGAACACAGGGGGAGCCCCTTGAACCATCTTGAGCCCAGAATCAGCGGGCATCGTGTCGTTGTGTTCAAGGGTAACCAACTCATCAACGTTGATGAGTTGAACCTTGCGCGGGGTAAACTCGGGAATGCTCACCTTGATAAGCGCCCCCGTTCCCGTAACCTTGCCGGTCTTCATTCTGGAACCTACGTTGCTTCCCATTTCAATGCCTCCATCTGTTTCCGCCCGCGGATAGGACTCCAACCTTTTTGCGGGCTCGTTTACGTTTCCGGCGCCTTAAAGCCGTTCTGATAGCAATGTCCATTGCATCAAGTAAGTCTTTCAATTTAGCGTTAGGAAAATTCAATAACTGTTCTTCAAACTCCCCGCCTTTTTCTGATTTATGATGGAAAATTTCCCCGCGTTCATAGCGCACCGCTAGTTGTTGCCCGCGGGTCAACTTATCCTTTTCTGTATAAATAGGGATAGCGGGAATATGCGCCGTTTTTTCTTTCCCGCGTAAAGACTTAACCTTTGATTTCTGAAAAGCGTTTGCCTCGATTCCAACCGCAACGCCCCCTTGACCGGAAATTTTTTCCCATTCAAAGAGGATTTGCGCATCCTGTTTATCGAGTGATAAACGCTCGGTATAGTAACGCAACAAATAGATGTTGAGCGTTGCTCTATTAACACCGATTGTAGCGGTTGCAAATTTAGCGTGTTGCTCATCTTCCCCGATTGCTAAGTCAACACCAATAAACTTGACTAAGTTGTCGGGCAATTCTTCATAGTGTCTAAAGAACCTTTCATCAAAATATGTCCCCTGAATACCCGCGGGGTTTTGCATCATCTGGGAATTGAAAAAGACCCTTCCCATTGACTCCCGTAATTGATGCAAGAATTCGGTTGTGAAAATATCCGGGAGGTTGCTTTCGTCCGTTTCTGGATTCAACGCGGGGATGATTTGAACGCTACCTTTGAAACGCGGGTCATTCTTCATCAAGTGGTTATACAAATCATCGGGATGGTAGCGAGTCCCCGAAACGTGAAACTCGGTATGTTCATCCGTAATGCAAGGCATCAACGTTGTATAGAACCAAGTATGAACCTTATTGCGGTTGTGCTCCGTTCTGCTATTTTTGAGGGTTACTAAATCATCCGCATAAATGGCGTCAAAGTGCGACCCCGTAATCGCACCGTCAACACCCGTTGTCATAATCGTATCTTCTTTGCGGGTTGACGTGCGACCCGCAACACGGATTGCGTATTCATGCCAAACCGTGCCTTGCAAGTCTCCGAAAATTTCGTATACCCGAGGATGCGTTAAGATAGCCTTGACCTCGGACAAGAAACTTGCGGCTTGCGTAACCGTTTCAGAGGCAAAAAGGATGCGGATGTTTCTATCTCGCAAAACCTTGATTGCCGCTGATAGAGCGGTCCCAACGGTTGACTTTCCCCAACCGCGCGGAGCTAACTGAATAGTCGAATTATAGGCTAGTTGATGTTGAATAAAAGTTACATGGAAATCATCAAAACGATAACCAACCAACTCCGCTAATACATCAATCCTATTGTCATCAATGATAAGGCGCCGCACCGTTTCATTGTGAACTTTACGAACCCGATGCAATGCGCGCAAGTTGTCTTGCTTACGTTGCCGTAAGTTCAACTCCGCGCGTTTTGATAACTCGAATTCCATTAACCGGCCGCATCCTCGGGTTTGCGGAAAGCTAGCACGTTGCTTGCTCCGCTATTTCCCTTTTTCTTTTTCGAGTCAATCAATCCCCGGATTGCTTGCAACTCCCTATTAACCTCTAACTCCAACTCATCCGCATCAACTTCCCTTGCGTCCCTCCCGTCAACAAGCAACACAGATTCCGGCGCCTTGACAATAAGGCGCAACTCTTGGCCTGTCTTGATTATCTTTTCGTAAATCTCGCTTTGCGTGCGGATTGCCGCAACGTAAGCTTGCCCGTTCTTTTTCTCTGATTTCAGGTGTTGAACTAACCATTCCAATTCGCGCACAAGTTGAGTTTGAACTTGCACGAATTCAACATAGCGTTTAATCGGAGTCTTGCTATTTTCCTCCGATTCAACTTCCTCAAAAAACTTAGCGTAAAACGCTTCAAACTGATTCGTATTAAGTCCTAACTCATCAATGATTTCCTCCCGCGTTTTGTGTTTGACAAGTAACTTGACAAACTCTGCTAACTGTAAGCGGGAATCTGCAACGGGTTTGGGGGGAGCTTTAAGTTTCTTTTTTTTGACCTTACCCGAGCGGGCAAGTTGGGCTTTCAACTTACGGTTTTCCTCCGCAAGCCGCTCTAACTCAAGTTGTGTTTCTTTATTGCTCATTACCCTCAAAGCTCAATTTGTATTTACGGTCAACCTCTTGCTGGGTTGTTAATACCTCAACTGTCGATTCATCAATCAACACAACTCCAACCGCTTCTAGCCCCTCGGTAAAGCGGTAATTGTCCGGGTCAATGTAAGCCGGTCCCCCGCTAATAGGCGTATCAAACTTGACACGCAAAGCAACGGGGGATACCGGCATTATCTCCCGGACAACCGGAATCAAAGAACCGCGCCCCAAAATCCCTTGCGCGTTTTCATATCGACCGGCGCAAACTCGGTTTGCAATTCTCCATCCTCGGAGCGCTCAACGGTTTCCCCAAAGGGAACCCATTGTTTCTTGACCCGCTCGATATTGGAAATGGAAACGTTACCCTCGGTATCGGTCGCAACCGCGGCGCGGTAATACGCACGTTTCGGGGAGTTGCGGACAATCACGCTATCCGACCTAACTTCCTCGGGCCAAACGTGATATTTCTCATCCGCTTCAAACTGCGCAAAGTTGCGCACAACCGCTTCATACACTGAATCGAGGAACGCGGTTAGCTCCATACCCTCGGAGCGCTCAAACAACTCCCGATGAACCGCAACGGTGATTTTGTCGGTATCCATTGTTTCCCTTTCCTCAACACTTAATTGTTAGAAAAAGCGTTGGTTGGTTGAACAGTTTTTCTGTCAATTTATTCCTGCCCGTTAAGTAAGATATAGCAGGGTAATAATTGTGTATCAACTAAAAGGTCATAGCCCGGGAGCTTATCCGGGGTAACCTTGGGCTCACCTTTGGCGACATTTTCAAAAATTCTCGGAATACGCTTGTGATTACGCTATCGTAAGAAAATCTTACATCCCCTCAGAAACAGGATAAAGAGTAAGAGAACCCCGGAACAAAAGGTTTGACCAATGACAGATGAAGCAATAAAACAAACGGACGAAACACAAGTTAATAACCCTGTTGTAATGGAGAAAATTTTAGCAACTTTTCGCACAGATAAGTTGTGCCCGGGTTGCGGGGGACCTATGGAGTTAGGGCGCACGGTTTCTTGTCTGCTTTGTGATATCAAAAGACACGTAAGAACACAGCTTGATTTTATAGAGGGGGGAGTAATGGGTATCGGGTATGAACTCGGAATCAGAAAACCTCCCCCCGCTCGGAGGGAGGTTTCCCCCTCTAGCCCCACAAAGAAACCCGCACGCAAGACAACCAAGAAACCCGCACGTAAAGCGGCAACAAAAAAGACCCGCAAGACAACCAAGAAAAGGGGTAACAAATGATTGAGCGTTGCGCGGTATTTATTGACGGTGCTTACCTTGATAAGTGCTTAGAGTATGCATTCAAAAGAACCCGCATCAAGTTTGAGGAATTGGTTGCGGAACTAATCGGGGATGATAGTTTATTGCGCGCGTATTACTATCATTGCCCCCCCTATGTTTCCCAAGATGCAACCGATTCAGAAACCTACCGCTTTGAAAACAAGCAACGTTTCTTTAACGCGCTAGGAAACATCCCGCGGTTTCAAGTCCGGTTGGGCAAACTGGTATATAGAGGGACAACCGAAAAGGGAAAGCCCGTTTTCGTGCAAAAGCTTGTTGATGTAATGCTTGCGGTTGATATGCTCCAACTAGCAACAACCGGGCAACTCAACCGGGCTATCTTGCTAGCGGGAGATAACGATTTCGTTCCCGTGGTAAAAGCTGTCAAGGATTGCGGCGTAATCGTTACGTTGGTTCACGGTCCCCAAACCAACGGGATAAGCGTGCATAATCAGCTTTGGGATATCGCGGATGAACGGCAACAAATGGACTCCGAGTTAATCGAGCGTATCTCACTCAACGGTTAACCAATCGAGGGGGGCAATGAATGATTCACCTTGCCCGTTATGTGAGGGGGAAATATGGAAAACAGTTGATTCCAAGTGGAAACGTTGTATTCGTTGTGGTTACCTCGAAACAACAAGCTCCCCCCGGTTATGTCAAAATTGCGGTAAAGAAATTGGAAGGTATGCAAAGAAAACTATGGTATACTGTTTGGCTTGCGCAAAAGGTCAAGCAAAGAAACCGCGGGCTATCTGTTCAACTCCCGGTTGCGGGAACACAGTAGGAAAGAAGCAACTTAAAACCGGGTTGTGTAGGCAATGCAATCGGGAGAAAAATGATTGGTTAACGCCTAACGGTCATTTATGGAAACAACGCGCACTTTTCATCTTAAACGAAATGCAACCAATTGGGGAGTTGCACCGCATCATAAAACAGAGTTACCCCGAGCTATCCCGTGAATCCCTCAAGTATTGGCTTGCAAGACAGATGAAGCTAGAAACGGTTGAACGGGTAAAGCACGGGCTCTATCAGACTGTTGGGCAAGCGGCGCCCGAGCCCTCCGAGCAACCGCGCAACATTATAGTTGCGGGTCAACCGGGCTCCGGTGTAACGATTCACAGAATCCCGGATGATTGACTAAAACCCGCTGCAACCTTTGGAAACGCTTAAACAAAGCGTTCCGAGCTAGGAAAATGCGCCGCTCAAACTTGCACCGAAACGCAAGACAACCCCGGATTATTACTCGGTAAAGTATAACGATTTCCGACATTTTCGGGAATCGTTACGTTTTATGAAAAAAAATTGTTGACATTCTATTCCCCCGCGTTTATGGTTCTCTTAACGCGGCAACAAAACACCGCAAGCGAGGAAGCGAAAAGAAAATCGAAAAAAAACTTTCACTCGGGAAACAAACCCGATAACCATTGGCAACCCGGAAACGGAACGCCATAACCAACGAAAGGGAAAGCAAAATGGCAAAGACTAAGAAGTTGGCCAGCAACACCGACAACACCGACAACAAGGACTCGGGCGCCGCAACGACAACCAAGAAAAAGGGACGCAAGCCCGGTAAGGATATCGTCCCCCGCCTCAAGGTGATTGATGGGCAGTCTTTCATTTTGATGGCAAGCTCCCGCTCCCGGTCAATGAAGTCCGGTCTGCTTTGGGCTCCGAGCCCCAAGGATGCGGATAACCCGTTCTGTTTCATGTTCGACCTTCCGAGCGGGGAAGATGATGGGGGCTCGGTTGTGGTTTCCGTCCCGATGGGAACCAAGCAAGCGCAAGCGGTCTACGCCGCGCATCCGCGCCGCGTTCCGATTCACGAAATGCCCCCCGAGTGTCCCTTGGAAGCTGTCGAGGATGAGCCCAAGTCCGAGTAACCTTCCCGCGGGCTAGCCCGCGTTCCCTTCCTTCATTTCCCTCAACCTCCCGAGCAACCCCTAAGACAACAGGAAAGCCCCTCCCGCGCGGGGAGGGGCGCCCGGGAGGGTTACCCCTCCGAGCCCGCTTCCTCTTTGCTGGTAACGCTTTCCGCGGCTTGATACGCCTTTTTCATTTCGGCTAAGACCGGCCGCAAGGTTTCAAGGGTTGGCTCGCCTTCAATGAGCTTTTCAATTGCAAGCTCAACAAACTGCCCGCTTGACAGTTTATCCCCCTCGGGAGTCCGCATTACTCGGGCGCACATTTGCACACAAGTATGGTGGAACGCATCAACCCATAAAGCGGACTTCCTAGCCCCTTGTCCCTCGGGTAATTTCTTTGCCATAGCTCAAAACCTCCCATTTGGTTACCTAGATTTATATAACGATAGAGCACAGTAAGTCAAGCCCCCTTGGAGCCCCTGTAAGCCCCTCAGAGGGGCGCGGGCTCCCTCGGGGCTCCAAGGATACCCAAGAATCCGGTAACGGGCGGGAGCGGGCGGATACGGGCGCGCACGGTAGGAAAGCGGGGCTCCCCCGAGGGGGGATAAGGCGGGGACTCAAAAAACGTAAGGGTCAAGGGTTAGCTCCCATCGGGCAAGCTCCCGCTCCCCGAAAAACAACTTGACCTCACAAAACGAATCAGAAACGGGGTCAACCTCGATTCTAAAACGAATCATAAACACCTTGTCAACGTAGACCGATAAGCTACTTTCGATTATCGCAACAATGTATCCTTTTGTTGTTTGCATATCAACCGAGGAAAACATTGCTTGCTCTAACCGGGTTTGGGCGGATTCCTTAAAGGCTTTCCAGTCTATCCGCTCAACAATCTTTGTCATTACATCGGTTGTCATTTTTGTTTGTCCCTTTTCAAGCGTTTCCGTTTTGGCACAAAGGCAAACTCTGTAAGCGTTGGAACGTCAACAGAATGATGCCCGTTTACCGTATAATAAAACAATCCCTCGGAGGGGTCAAAAAAACCGCCCCTCAAGATTCCGACAACCCGGGCTTGCGCCGCTCGGAGCCCTCGGGTTGCTCGGGCGTATTCCTTTGGGGTCATACGAAATCATTATCCCGCTTTGGGGTTATTGTAAGAAAAAAAAAGAGCCCCCCGGGAGGGGGGCTCCGGCGCCCGCTCGGGGCTCGGGCTATCGCTTTGCGGTATAGAATGCGCGCCAACCCTTGACAGCTTTTTTCCCCTTGCCGTAAGCCCGGAGTCCCCCGCGGGGACCGATGAAAATATACCACTTGTCACGACAATAAAGCTCCGCGTAAGTCCCTTCATCATTGGGGCGCCCAACAACCGCCCAAACCGCGATTGACTTACCAACAAACTCAACGCTCCATTCCTTCCAAACCTTACCAGGGAGATAGTTGAGGATTCTTTCCCTAAGCTTGGCGAGGGCTTTACGCTGGCTTTCGGTGATTACTTCTTTTTCCATGTTTCGGGCTCCCGTGTTGTGCGCTTGATTCATCATCTATAGATATATATACAGGGGCTCAAAACGCTTGTCAACAAAATTCCGACAAAAAAAAACGCCCCCTCGGGAGGGGGCGCCGGAGCCTCGGGGCTCGGGCTAGTCCTGATAGACTTCCTCGGGCTCGTAAAGCTCCGCTTCCTCGGGGAAGCTGCAACGGGTCAACACGGTTTGCTCGTTACCATCCCGGTCTTTATCATGCTTCTTAGGGGTAGCTTTGACCTCGAAAGCTTCCCCGAGCTTATAGTTGCGGGCGCCGCTAGCAAACCAAACCGCAAGGTTGCCATCCGCATCAAGCATCCGCACCGCAGTTTTGTAACCCCAATCCGTTTCAAAATGATGGCAACCAACAACCGTAAGAGTGAAGGTTTCGCGCCGCTTGATTTCTCCGAAATGAGTTGACCCCGTGTTGCGCTCTTTGTTGGCTTTACGCGCCGCTTCTTTTGCTTCCCGCTCCGCTTCCGTTTGTTTGGCCCGAGCTAGCGCGGGGAACGCGGAGGTTGCAACACCGATTGCCCTATGGTCAATCAAATCCCCAGCAAGGGAAGCTTTGAGGTTGCGGAGGTAACCGTTGTTTGCGTCAAGGTTACGAACCCAACTAAGAACCTCCCGCGCCGCTTCCAAGTCGCAAGGCTTAACTTCCGTCCGAGTCTCCCCCGCTTTAATCTCGTAAGAGGAAAGGGGAAGCCCGTAATAATCGCGGAACGCGGTTCCCTTGGTTCCGCCTTCATTCCTGTAACAACCATCCTCCCGGATAACCGCGCCAACCATCGCAAGCCAACTGAGGGTTTCGGGCTCGGGGCGCTTACCGCAACCTCCCGAGGGGAGATAATCGGACCCGCTTGCATCCTCGGAAATCTCGTTAACCTTTTCCAACCAATCCGCAAGCGCAACCGCATCCGAATCATCAAGGTAATCGGCAAGGCAACTGCGCCCAACTTGCACCGTTTCCCCGGTGTCAACATTGCGGAGGACAACCGTAACCGACCGGCGCCGGTTAGTATTGCAATGGTCGCACTTGCGAGGGGTCGCACGGTAAGCCTCGGGCGCATCGTGGGAAAGCATAACCTCCCCGTTGCTAAGAGCCCGGATGCTTCCGAGGTATTCCCAACCGCGGAGCACAACCGGCGCCCCCTCGATATCAACCCGGATTTTACGGATGGTATCACCGTTGGGCTTACAAATGGTAATCATGCTATCGCGGTTGACAGTCAAGGAAACCGGGGTAAGCCCGAGCTTTGCGGCGCGTTTGTTGAGCTTGGTTACCTTGCGGGAAAGCGTTGCGATAAGAGCGGGAAGGATGAAAAGAACTTTTTTCATTTTGTTGGCTCCATTGTTTGCGCTGTGTTTCATCATCTATAGATATATATAATGGCAAACCGAGCCCGGGTCAAGAGGAAAAAACGAAAAAAGTTTTTCCCTACCGTAACCCCTCGAAATGTCGGAATTTTTTGTGCCCGAAAGGGGCGCGGTAAGCTAGGTTCCCCGAGCCCCGATTTTCGGCCGGAGCCCGAGCTTGCGGGCTCAGAGGGGGGCGCCGGAGCGTTGAGCCTCCCGCAACTCAAACCGGGCATCAAACGCCCGAGCCCGCGCCGCTTCCGACCGGGTAACCGCCCGAGCCCAAACCCCTCGGGCTTGGTTCCGGCGTTGCACCGCAAAACGGTAAGCCCCCTCGGTTGCTTGACGGGCAAGGTAAAGCTTGCGTGTTTCGTTTGCCGCGCGGCGCGCATCAACAAGCCTGTTGATAGCTCGGGAACGGGCGCGCAAAGCTCGGGCTAACTGCAACTCAGCTTGCACGCTTTCCCGGGTAAGTTTATCAAGCGGTTTCATTTCTTAAACTCGATTACCCTTACAACCCCGGTCAACGTATCTTTATCCGCAACTAAGTCAATGAATTTGTCTATCATATCCGTATCCCAAGGTTGAATTGCTTTTGCTATCTGGTCGCCTTTCAATACTTCGATTTCTAGGCAACGCCAACAAAGCGTTTCAGACCATTCATCAAGCATATCATCGTAAGCCCATTGACTCGGAGCAAGACACGAGCAACGCGGCATACGATTTGGGGGACCTTTACTCATCCCCGAACCATCCGTGTATAGAGGGCTCCAATACCTCGGTTGGGGTCAAGCCGTATTCAATTTCAATGTAATCCCACAATCCCCCAAGCGGAGCTTGCGGGCAAAAGTCCCGCTTGACAGCTTGGCAAAATTCGCACGTTTGAAAGTGCAAATCCTCCCCCTCCCATTTGCCGGTTGCAACATTCAACCGGGAGCCCTCGGGCAACTCCGCGTTGCATTCATCGCAAGTAAAACCCGAGGGGGAAAATGTTTGCCCCTCCGCAAAATCCTTGATTGGTTCCCCCTCGGTTTCAACAAAGCATTCTTTGAACACTAGCAACCTCCGCGCACAATGAATGCAACCAAGAAAACGGCAAGCGTTATGATGAGCAACACCGCGGCAACGCCCCCGTAAAAAACGATAGTGTAAAGCCGCAAGCCTTTCCGCTTAACCCTGTCAAAAATCCGTTGACCCTTGCTCATTCTCTTTACCTTCCTTTGGTTCCCGCCCGAGCCAATACAAGCCCGCTCCGGTTAGCATTCCTCCCAAACCGATTGCCCAGAAATAGAACGGGATAAAGCGGGCATCAATTCGCAACTTGACGTTTGCAACGTAAACAAAAAATAAGAGCATCAAGGTAACACCGCTCCCGGTAAAGAAACAGCAAAACCCAACCGCTCTTAGCAACCAACGCATTACTTGGTATCTAAAGCCGCTTGCACTTGCCCAAGTTGTTTGCGCAACTTAACCGCAACATCATAGGCATTGCTGCAAGGTTTATGAACGCCTAAATCCCGCTCATCAAAATAATTCGGGTGAACACCAATAACCAATCCGCATCGGTAACGGATGGTATGAAACCAAACCTCGGAAGGGTCTTTTACCTTTGACTCAACCGCAGTAACGGGAGCCCCGCACGCTTCACATTCCGATTTGACGTGCTTTAATGTTTCATCGTATTTTTTGCCAAACTTTGACATTGGTTCACCTTACGGCATAAACAGCGGTTCGTTTACGTCAACCGCTAGCATACCCGTTGGATAGATTGTTGACTTGATATCTCCGGTCGGAATAGCTCGGAGGAACAAACGCAAAGGTTCAAAATCAACGTTGATGATTCCTTGCGCTTTGGCGATTACCTCGAAAAGTTCCGCCTTATGCTCAAACGCTTCAATAAGTTGGTTGCGCGTTGGAACCCGGGTAAAGAGCGCAACAAGCCTCCGAGCGGGAGGGTTAGCAAGCGCAACCTCGGGAGCATCAAGCGTAACCGTTACTTGAACAATTTTTGATGCGCGCATTGTTCCTACTGAAACAGCAAACCGCAGTTATCACAGTTGCCCGCTTCAATGCTCATCTGATTTCCGCATTGGGGACAATTCTTATACACGTTAAACACGGAAAGCTTTTGCGCTTGCTTGTCGCCTTCCCGCATAATGAAAAACTCGGACCCGCTTACGAATTCATTAAACATAAACTCGTAAAGCACAAGCGCACGGTTTACCAACTCATCCGTTGTTGCACACTTGGAACGCAAAGCGAGTTGCGTAAACCGCGCGCAACTTTCCGTTCCAACAACGTTGATGGTCATACGTTGGGGCTCGGGCTCGCCTTCCTCGGGAGCCCCCTGTTTCGTGGTATCGTCTGTCATTGGGTAGAATCCTCCGTTGCCCTATCCTTATCCGGGAGGGCTCGGGGCGGAAAGTTTTTCAGGGATGCGGGGCGGGGGCTCCGGCCGGAGCCTAGAGGGAATAGGTTGCGTGTCTCCGGGAACCATGCCGCTTTGCAAGCCCCTCGGAGACAAGCTTTGACAGTTGCGTTGCAACCGAGCGGGAGGATTCCCCGAGCGTTTCGGCAAGCTCTTTGGAGCTTACGGGCTTCTTTGTCAACGCCTTGACAATGGACTCCCGCAACGCCGCGGTTTGGGCGCGGGGCTTGCGCCCGCCTTTCCGCTTGCGCTTGCCAGCGGGCAAAAGGTCCCCGAGGGGAGTATCCTTGATTGCGTTGAACCATCCGCCCGCCTTGCCCTCGGAAATGATATCGGCAAGGCTCATCCCCGCCGCAATCGCTTCCGTAAACTTGAGCTTGGCAAACGCCGCTTTGACCGCTTCCTCGCCTCCGAGCTTTGCGACCATAAACGCGGTAAGGTCCGCACCGTTACTCTTTGCC